TGGTCTCGTTGTAGTACCTCTAAGCGCCTTGCTTTATAGGCACGAGTACCACGAGGATCACCTCTCTTTGTACTCATTGCCATCCTTTATTTATTAAATGATCTAAGGCCTTACAATAGTTAGGCTCATCATACTCAGTCCATCCATACCTATGCGCTACATAAGTGTGATACATCCAGAACTGTGTGATTGTATTAGCCTTACGTAAGCTCTTAACCTTCATCTGGTACAGCCCATAGGCCTGCTTAGTACCACCTATATTGCCTATAGCCTTATAGTTCCATGTACTCTCTCTATAGACTATCTCATGATGACAGGCTTCTTGCTTATCAGTTAGCTGCTCTTTAGCTAATTGCTTAGCCCATCTTATATTTTTATTGGCATCTATTGAGCCGCTTGATACAGGAGCAATGCTCATGAATAGAGCTGTCCCAATAACGAATGCGACCGCTCGCGCTCTGCCCTTACGGGCGCGATCTGAGCCCCTGAAGGGCTCTCGCCTGAGAGTACCGCATGTGTCAAGAGTACTATTCATATCAAATCATACCAATCTGGACATAAATAGAATGTGAGATACATCACTATCTATTGTCCGTACTATAGAATCCAGAGCCCTTAAACGATACCCCTATAGAGCTATAGACCTTATGCATAGGTGAATGGCAGAATGGGCATTCCAGATCATGAGGTTCAGTAATGCTTAGCCATTCCTCTATTCGTGCATTGCTTTCACACTTCTCGTTATCACACTCGAACTCATAGGTTGGCATCTGGATCTACCTCACACGTCCTGCATAGGGGTGTGAACGCCCATGCCCCACACATATTGCATCTCATAGGCTCTAGTGTAGCAAGGTCATCGCTAATCTTGCCGTAACCTGCTTGAAGCAATAGACCGACCAGATCACCTAATCGCATAAAGGCCAGATAATCTTGAGGACTACCTTCTCCTTGACCGTTTAAGCGAGACACCACGATAGGTAAGTCATGTGACTTATCTGTTCGCTTAGTGACCTGATCGATCCATGCCTTAGGCTGGAACGCCGATCTAGCTTTAACCTCCATGTCGAACGGGACATGTGTTATATCTTTTCCAGCCCCTCGACCGATATCCGCGTGTGTCCACCAAGCCGAAAGGTACTTAGCTACTACACGTTCAGTCGAGAATCCCCGGTACTTACGGCTTTGTGAGGCCATTGACCGCGTGACACTTTCTGCATGACCATGCTTTACTCTGTAAGTTCACTTTAATCTCTGATACCGGTATTGACTCATTACATAAGCAACACCGAGTCATCATTGTGAATTCTTCTAGTATTGCCTGGACTTCTTTAGATCGTGCGATCTCATCATCTGTTGGGAATGATTCCCATTCACCATCTTGATTCATAAACTGTAATGATCCCATTATGATCTCGCTTTCTGGCGCTGCCATGCGCCCTCTTTGTTAATCTCATACCAGATCACATCTTCACCTTTAGGGCAACGAGTAAGTTCACCCGTCACAGCGTTAAGACACTTAAAGTGACCCCACGCCTTACCTGCGCCAGTCTGACCAGTCTTCCAGACCATATCGCCATGAGGACATCGAGGGATATCCTTCTCGGTCTGGCCTCCAATGATCTCTTTCACCGTCGATACAGCTTCCCCCATTGTGGGCGGCATAGTCGCTGCCTTGATAGTCCAAGGGTCATCCTCCTTCACTACTGGAATGTATTCGCCAGATGTCTGAGCCATCTTAGCCTTTACTTCATCGATGTTAGCCTTTACTTCATTAGCCTTAGCCACCTTGCTCATCTCTTCTCGGCTAGGTCTCTTTCCTTTTGTAGCGTAACCTGCCGAAGCCAATGCACGGCCAATCGCAGATGTCTCTGCATTCTCAAGTGCGCTAGTCGCATTGACACCTCGCCCGGATATAGTTTCTTCTGCGAGCCCCGAAGACCAAGCGTGTTGATCGACCTCAGTTCGATAAATATAAGCCTGAACGATAAAGCGTGTATTACTCGCCTCAATAATCTTAGTATCAATACGGCCATCTGGATGATCCTTCCAAAACTTAATCAAGCGCTCTTCTACTGTCTCATAATCTTCTAGGTTAAACATATAGCTCGTCCTCCTGTGTGTGTAGTGTTCCCATTATTGCACCGTAGGCGCAGAGATCGAGATAGGTATCGACCTTAGGACTTTCCATTGACCGTGCAAGCTTGACCAGTACCATAATTCCTGCGACCTGATAGTCCATGATTGGCACTTCGAGGTATGCGCTAAGTAGTCGTGCCGTTCGCTGCATATTGTCTGTCGGATGTCCATAGTCCATGCCACGATCTTGAATTGTTGCTTTTGCTTCTGTAAGGAAGTCACCTGCATTCACACTTTTACCCTTTCCTTTGATGCGTAGTAAGCCCTGACAGCCTTACGGCCTTTAAGATAACCCACGCGTATGCCGACGATACGGCCTAAATGAAACCATAGTGCAGATAGCACGATAATTGCTACTGCATCCTGTATTACTGAATCGAACATGATTGCCCTTTCTGTTGGTGTTAGGGCAATTCTGACAGATCGCTAGGCTAGGTCAATAGAATTTAGATAACGAAATGGTAACGATTCTGCCTCGTCTATATGGTCATCAATCGACCTCGCTAGATCGTTATCGAGATCGTCCATAACGCTTTCCAGCTACTACGAAAGTACCATCCTTCTCGATGTAGATAAGATCGACCTGCACATTCTTACCATCGACATACATGATGGCGAATGCCTGTTGCCAGTTAGCCGACCCCTTTGTGTATGAGGCCTTGCTAAAGTCCATAAGATTGCCTACTTCGACCCCATGCAGGATACGCCCTATACGGCCTCCAGAGGCCTCTGAGAAGGACGATCTGCCTGCCCTGTGAGTATGCCCTGAGATAACGCTCTTACCGTGCCTACGAGCCGCCTCAAGGGCTGAGAGACCCCCCTGTGACTTGATAGGGGTATGGTCTCCATGTACTGCGATCCAGCCCGGCGCGATGTTATATGGCTTCTTGTGAAAGGTAATCCCTAACTGGTCTAGTTGCATAAATTTTTCGAACCTAAGTTCAGGCAATGACAGGAATGAGGGAATCTTCCTCATGATCTGATTGTAAAGTCGGTCTGTGTGATTAGACCGAATCATCTGTGTTACCTGTAAATCGTAAAGTACTTGAACAGCCTCATCGCGATCGTCTCCCAGAGTCTGTTCATAAGCCTCTGGCGTTCCCTCCGAGAATTTTGAGATGGTGTTGAAATCAATCTCATCTCCTATCGTGACTACTTCGTGCGGCTTAAATTTGGCTATAAATTGTGCTACATTCTTAACTGCGTGTCTATCATGAAATGGAACCTGTAAATCGCTAACGATTACAATTCGCTTCATTTAGTCCTCGTCATCATCCTCGTAGGGTAGGCGATCCACGCGGTCGGGAATCGATGGGAGAATCCAGTCAGGGTACGCATCTTTATCTACGATGATTGCTAGACATATATCAACGGCGAACCCGGCGCGACGTAAAGACTTATAGAACTCATGCATTGATATAGCATAAGCATCGAGAGCGTTGTAAGTGTCTAGGTCTATGACCTTCTTCTTTGCCATATTAAAATTATCGCTCTAAGAGTATGTTATATATCTCATCGACACGCGAGTGAAGTCGCTTTATTTCAGCCAATAGGTGAGTAATGACGAAGCCTGAAAGGCCACCTACGACTGCAAGGCTGGCAAAGTAAAGGGTAAAGAAATCTGTCTGACTCACTTTTTGCTCATACCGAATGAAGCGTCGCTAGGGTTAAGCCAGCGCAAGACTACTGGCGCTACGGCTGCTACCCCTGCCATTGCTAGAGTCTTAGGATCTGTAACTCCTGCCATGTATAGCGCTAAGGCAGCCGCTAAGAATGATCGAGCCCATGATGCCGCGAGTGATTTTGCTTGTTCCATTTATTCGCCTCCTAGTAACGGAATATTAAAGAAAGAACCATCTTTGTCAGCTTGCTTAGTGAAAGAGATATGGCAATGGGCACGATGCGGATTGCTTCCAGTATACTTGCGCCAGCGCCAACCCATGCGAGGCGATGCAATTCGTCCGTCGAAGATAATGTAGGAGATTCGCTTTTCTCCTGCCTTGGCTGCGAGTCGAAGCTGATCTGCAATATCGGGCATGAGGTCGGGCTTGCCTGACTTATGTACATCTCGATCGACATCGATGGCTCTAACCACCCCTGTCTCTCGATCAGGGTTATGATCACTAGGACGCGCTGAATGACGGAGATCGCCGATCCAGCCATCGGAAC